TGGCTTCTTCATAAATCTTAGATTTAGACAATGCTTTAACATTCCAACTAGCTTTAGCATAGTTAGAATATAAAGTAGTATCACCATTTAAGAAATGTGGGTCATTATTGAAAGCATTAGATTGGGAACTATGAATAGTTAAATCACTATCAATAAATTCTACACCCTTTGACAAATCAATTTGCTGAATTGGATTGAGTGTAATATTTGTTAATTTGTAATACTTATATGTCTGTACATCTGTATATGTATCAAAGAACAATCTAAGACCGTGATTATTAGCATATACAAGTGCATATTGAATAGCTAATGTCTGGTCTAGCATATTCTGTGAGTTAGAAGGGAATACACCATAATGACGAACATCTAAATGTTCGGTTGGAGTAACCATAATCCATCTGCCCTTAATTAAGTCAGTAGCAATTATAGCACCACCATCATCAGGCTCAATAGATTCACTATTCCAAATGTAGTTAATTGGTTCTTTATCACCAGCTTCATTATAACCCATAAGAGTTATAATCTTATAACCATTAACCGAAGGAACATTTGCTACATTTATATTTCTTAAATCTTCTATTGTATTAACGGCATAGGTAGATTTAGATTCATTCTCTATGTCAATGAATAATTCAGATTTAGAAGTATATTGTAAATCCCATTTAGAATTATCTGATGGGTCAATGTCTTGTTCAGTATACCATAGACCATTACCAATGTATTTGTAGTAATAAGCAATAACATCTTCATCAATGAAGACTTGATGTTGTGTTCTACCATATACATCAGTTAATTGTGGATTATTCAATGGAGTTCCATCTTTATCATAAATTGGAGCTACAGTATTACCCAAATTAACCATGAACTGAACACAACCGTGTAGTGGCTTATTATCATTATCTGTATATTTGTTCCAATTATCCCATGAACGCATTATTATTCTCCGTATACTGTTGCTAGATAAATTTGTTCTTCTGTTAAATTATTAGGTAATCCAGTAACATACTTAGCCCATTCAGTAGAGTTAACTATGTTCTTTGCCATAGCTTTCTTATCATCTTCTGAAATGTACATACCATATCTACCACCCAAAGCTGTAGCACCAGTCTTAACTTTATTTCTCAATAAATTATAAGTCTTTGGTTCAGCCCAAGCATTAACTAACAATTCACCATTAGGAACTTCATTCTTTACTCTAACAGCACGTTCAAATCTTGCTTGATTCGTTGGTGATGGTGGATAGTCTGGTCCTTTATTATACTCATTCATAAATTTAGCGGCTCTATCAAATTCTTCTTGAGTATAAATTTCACCGTCTCTAACATTTCTCCAAAGCTTAGAACCTTTACCATAGATTTCATCAGCATTCTTTGCTACTGGACTAAATTCTTCAAATAGGTCATCACCAATCTTCATTAATTTAGTATCACCAGTAGCCGTACCAACTTCTTTGAGTATTGAACCTTTGAGTGCTTGTGTACCGGCTTTGTTGGCTTCTTGTAATGCTTTATATCTTTCCATCTTAATAGCATCTTCTGCCACTTTATTTCTAAGAATTTCACTTGGAGATTGTTCACCAAGACCTTCAATAGCATTAGCAAATTTACGAATTGGACCAGTCTTACTAGCTGCACCAGCAATACTCTTTATAGCATCACCAACACCATGAGTAACCATTGGTAATCCTAATGAACCAACAGTACCAGCTAAAGCGGCTTGACCAAGACTAAATTCATCTTGTGTATCATCATAAATTCCCTTAGCTTGTCTACCAACATTTGTAGTTGTAGCTACTACTGGACTAGATGTAAGTATTCTTGCTGCTTTAGTTGGATTAAGACCTTTCTCAGTAAGCAACATATTTAATACTTTACTACCACCAGTTCTTGCTGGGTTGTATTTGAGTGGGGATGCTATTGTAGCCAAATCAACAGCATCTAACCCTAAGTCAAATGCTATATCGCCCATATCAACTTCTTTACCCATAGAAGCTTTGTTAAATGAATTTGGAAATGCCAAAGGAAATGGTCCAGGGATTCTAATATCACCTATTGCTGGTACATTATCAGCTTTATATAATGTATAGTTATCTTCCCATTGTCTTTCTTGTTCTTTCTTTGTAGAAAGTTCTCTTACTTTATCCAAATACTCACCAATAGTAAGACCATACTTATCAGCATTATTCTTTAAGTAAGCATAAGACTTATTCATCCAAGACTTTGGACCGTCCATCTTATAGAAATCATCAGATTCAGTAAATCCATAGTCTTTCTCAACAACTTTAGGATTCTCTGTTACATCAAGAAATGCTGGTTGAGAAGCAATTTCGGGAACTCTTGATAAAGATTCTTTATTAAGTGCTAACCATTCTCTAACTTTAGTTGCGTCAGTACCCTTTAAATCATCCCACAAATCAGCAATTTGAGATTTGTTAAGATTTACACCTTCTGCGTTAGCGGCATTCTTGTAAGCATCGTGTAACAAATTCAAATATTGTTCTTTAACATTTGCTTTATTTGCTTTATCAGCCATATTGTTCTCCTAAATTACAATACAAGTCCTGCGTCTTGTAATGCTTTATATTCCTTTGGGTGTTCTTTCTGCCAATCTTCTTGAATAACTTGTCTCAATGAATTATATTCTTTAAGCCATTTCTGTAATTTAGCTTGCCATTCCCTATTATTTACATCTTTAGGCTTAATATCTTTGAGTCTATTATAGTTATCTCTTAACTTCTCATCAGTCTTAAATGCTGGATTTGCTTCAATTTCTCTAAGTGTGGCATCTTTCTGTGCTTGTGTATCAAATGATTTAATAGAACTATAATCAACATTCTTAACAGCTGTTGTCTCACCATCAATTTCTTTGTTCAATAAATCTTCATCAAGTTCATATAATTCATTACCAGTCTTACTAGCATAGTAATTTAAGTTATTAATAGCTGATTTATAATCATTAATCAACTTAGCTCTAACATTCTTATCCTTACTATTGTCATTTCTCAATAATTGATAAGCTGTGTCGGCGGCTACTTTAGCATTATTAAAGTCTTTGATACGAGCTTCTTTATCAAATCCACTCTGTTGTTCCATTTGAGCTTTAGCAAGTTCTTTAGCGTGTGCTTGGTCAATCAATTTATTATACCAAGCCCTTTCTGCGTCTTGATACTTGTTCAATAATGTAGCGTCATTATTAGCAATATAAGAACCCCAACCAACTTGTGTCTTTGGTGTAGGAACAGATTCATATTTAGCTTGTCTATCAGCTAGTTGCTTCTTTACTTCAGCTATCTTCTTATCAAGTAAAGCTATTTCGGGATAGTCATAGGTTCTTGTATAAATTGGTTGGTCTTCTTCTTCTTCTACATCTTCAATATCATAGAAAGCATTTGTATATTCTACTGGATTCTTTGATTTAGCTACATTATGTGCTTTAAGGGCTTTATCTTCTTCACTTAACATTTGATTCCAAGCAGATTTAGATTTCTTTCCAAATTTACCATCTACAACTATCTTGTTATCTTCATCATTATAATTATTAATTTCACTTTGTAAAGCTTTAGCTGATTTCTTATCAAATACACCATCAACATCTACACCCAATATAGACTGTAGATATTTAACTTGGGCTTTATCTTTGAGATTTAGACCTCTTAATTTGTCAATTTCTTCTTGACTTAAATTATCAAATACTGATGGCATATTAACCTCCGTAAATACTAGACATATAACTTACAAAGTTATCATAATCTTCTTCTGTCTTATCAGGGTGGTCTCTCAACCATTGTTCTTTACTAGACATATTTGGATTATATGTTGGATTACTTTCAATTTCATAGTAATTATTAGGATTAGCATTTACCATCCAATCATTTGATTCCATATATGAACGATTAGGTTCAGTTGTAGTTCTATTTCTTTCTTGATAATCAAATGTTGTTGGATTATATCTATTCTGTTCGGCTCTACTTTGTGCTCTTATTAAATTGGCTCTTTGATTCTCATAGTCTTTCAATTTATTCTCTAGTTCTTTCTGTTCATTCATATACTGAATATAATCCATACCACGAGCAAATGTTGAAGCCAAATCTTTAGCTTCTTGGGCACGAATATCACCACGCTTAATAATTCTATCAGATTCTTTATATGCTTGACCCATTCTATTCTTAATAGCTCTGTCAATCATAGAACCATAATCTATATTATCTCTATTGTATATTCCCATAATTAACCTCTATTAATATAGACCAGTAATTGCCATATCATACTGTTGCTTGGCATTTAACTTGTCTTGCTTTAAATTCATCAAATCTGATTGTTGAGCGTCTTGACCACTAATATAATCTTTAGCAAGATTCCCTTCAAGACCCATCTTATATTGAGTACCTTCTCTAAGAGCATTTAATTTCTCTTGATTACGAGCAATAGCGTCAGCATATTCTTTGTAAGCTTGACTTCTATCTGTATTATATTCATTCAATGCTGTCTTATAAAGTTCATCTTCTTTCTGTGCTACAGCTCTAGCTATATTCTGTGCAGCAAATGTAGAACGACCCATACCAGCACCAGCGGCACTACCTTGGGCTTTCATTGCTACATCATTTATAATCTTATTATAATATGGATTCAAGAAATCTTCTTTAGTCTTGTTATAGTTGAAATCACCAAAGTCATAGACATAATCATTTGGGTTATAACCAGTAATAGAATTTCTATAACTAGCTACATCATCTACATTACCAAGACCTTTACGATTAGTGTAATAATCTTCAATATCTTTCTGTAACTGGGCATAATCACCATTATCACCAGTTAATTGATTCTTCTGTTCTCTTAAAGCTGCGGCTGCTGCGAGTCTTGCTTGTCTTTCAGCTTCGGTTGCTTGCTTTGTTGCTTCTGATTGCTTATCAGCGGCATACATATTTGCTAAAGCTCCAGCTGCCATAGCTGCTACTACTGGCCATGCCATAAATTCACCTCCATATATTAGGATTTACAATTAAATAATTAGACTTTCTCATATAATTTACACATAGTAATAAAGTCACATTTAGTGTATATATCTATTATATTATATAATATAAAGAGTAAATAATATATTAATATAATAATATATACATTAATTGTGACTTTATTGACTATTGCTTAACACCATTTCTTCAACACTAATTGACCTTGAGCTGTTGTGGTATTATCCAAAGAACAAGTCAATTTACTATCTTTGATTTCAATTATAGTTCCATCAGAACAAATCAAGAACCCATCGTGACATTGTGGTATTACGAGATTATCATACTTAGTCTTTGGTAGTAATGTTATGAATAGTATATTCTTCATTATAGTGAATACACCATAACCATCAGAATACTGTGCCCATTGACCTTTAAGAGCTTCTGTATTCTGATTAAATTCATCCCATCTAACTATCTTTAAATTACTATTTAAATCTCTTACCATAATTTACCCTATAGGTCTAGTGAACGCACAAGGACTATAATTGATTGTAATACTTTCTATTGATAGTGGAATAGGTTCTGTTGAAGAAATTTCCAATGTAAAGAATGAACCCATACCCAATCCAAATAGACTAGTATCATAAGTATAGTTACCAATCTTACCTAAATAAGCGTCTTGATAGTCGGAGAATGTAGAACCATCCCAAGACCATCTAAATGATACTCTAGGATTCATTTCAAGATTGGTATAACTATTGTTAAATGAATGTTGTCCTTGGTTAGCTATCAATCGTAGTTCATCAATAAAGAATGGACAATCATTATTAGTTAATACACCACCCCTACGCATCTTATAAATTACTTTATTATCGTGTTCAGTATATTTGTTCTCGTCCATATAACAAAGAGCATTATCTGTTCCAACATAAATCTTGGAATAAGCATAAGTTGCGTGATTATATCTCCAGTATGTTAAGTGATTATTCTTATCATAACTAGCTCTATAATGCCAAGCATCTTCTGTTATATCATATACGAAAGTCTTCTTACTATCTTCAAATGTTAATGAATAGAAAGTGTGTTGGTGTTCTTGCCAAATAGAAGCATAAGCTGTCTCTAAGTTAGAAAGTTGAGTAATTTCTCGTTCAATGTCTTGTGAAGATACTCTAACAATTTCAGTATCTTTAATCATAAAGACTCCATTATCACCAACATCAGAACTACCTAAGAATAATACAGTATTACCCAACATAGCAAGTGAATTTGGAGCTTTAACACCAACGTTACCAGCTGCATTATCAGGTGAAGACCAAGGACCCGATGGTGAAGTCTCGTCATTTGTACAAGAGAAGTATTGCCAAGAGCGTTCACCAAATGTGTATAACTTAGAACCATTACTACACAAAGCAATAGTATTATCAGGGCACCAATCAGAATAAGCTACTCTACCATAGTTAGCATATTGAATTGTATGAACTTCAAATACATCATTTACTTCTGGTTCATCATTAGCTGTTCCATCAATGAAGTCTTTCCATTGTGTATAGTATTGGTCTTGAATTTGACCAGCTCTATAAGCATCTTGTGTAGCTTTGTCTAAAGACAACCACCAAGTAATAAATTGTTCTCTATCTTCATAGAAAGAATCAGGTTCGGCATTAGCTATTTCAAATGGAAATTGATAAGATGTATAGAAAGCATCTGTTCCAGCATCATTAACAATTAGATAACCATAAAGATAAGCACAATGAGTTGGCTTAATAAATTCAGTAGTAGAATTTACTCTATATGGTAAATCTATTCTCTTTAAATCTAATTGTTGGTCACCAATAGACAACCCAGTATTAACAGCATATACTGAAGAACCATCCACAATAATCAAATGTGGGTGTGCTGAACCATAACCACCAGTCTCGGTCATGTGACATTCAGTAGTGTATGAGTTAATAGTTCCAATAGAAATAGCATTATTATTACTATCAATTAGATACAATGTAGTATCATATACAGCATAGAGAACTGGCTTATTGTCATAACCCCTTGATACTCTATACATTCCTCTACATTTACCTTGAATGTTCTGTGCTAGAACTTCACCTTGAATAGTTCTCATTAAGATAGATGTAGATTTCTCGTCACTATTCTGTTGTCTTTCAGGGAACATATTTACTGATTCTCCCATTCCAACCTTTGCCAAATTAGATTTGGTAATAGAACCAGCGATGTTCTGAATGATTTGAACTTTATTTGCCATTATAACCATTCTCCACTAAGTAATTGACTTTGTGTCATTCTACCATATTGTTCCCAGTAATTCTTTCTCAATAGATTTCTTTCTACAGATTTCGGAGTTCTTACATTGTCCACAAGAACAGTAACTTCTTTCTCCAATCTTGCCATTTGTGATTCATCTATTCTAGGAAATTCCAAAGCCAATTTATGAGCAAGAGCAACTATTAACAATTCAACATAGTTATCTGGTATGAACCATTCAGTATTAATATCTTCATCAAATATAATAGCTTCATTATAATTTAATTTCAATCTATAATCACCAGTAAAGAATAAAGGCTTTAATTCAATTAACCATTCACCTTCGGATTTCTGTGTATAAGTGAATACTCTACTTGTATTTGTAAATTTATCAAAGTCAGTATGATTTACGAAATTAAGATTATAATACTCTTTATATGGCTGTCCATTATTTGAAATAACATAGATAGAATTTATCTTTGCTACATCTCTAACTTGAACATGTGTCATAGCTTCATATCGCTTCATTTCTTGATAACGCTGTGAATAAGGTTCAGTAGCATTATGATATTGCCATAAGAATCCCCCACTTTGAGTAACTGTATAATATACATTTGGCTTATCTTTAACAATAGCCCATACATTATGGTTATAATCTTCTTCTGTTAAAGAATAAGCATTTAATTCATCTTCGGTATCAAAGTAAAGATTATATTTACCCTTTAAATAATCTGTATTATCATAAATGTGAATAAGATTGGACTTAGGTATAATTACACTATTCTGTGTCCAGTTCAATAAATTGTCAGAATTATACTTATTGATAATACCCTTTAACAATCTAAATCCATTCTCAACAACAGTTGGATATGGATTTCTTTGTGGGGCTAAGTTAACTCTAACTGCGGCTTCTGTTATAATTTCCTTTACTAACATCAATTATCTCCAAATATAATTTGAAATTCTACTATAATAATTAGACTTATTTGTTGATTTCTTCCATTCTTTCAAGAATCTTAGTTAATTCTTCTATTCTCTTACGCCATTCAGTAGGCTTAGATTTGAGAAAGAAATAATGAACTACTTTATGGGTAGCTTGATTTAAGAATATAAAGTTATCTTCATTAGACAAATCTTCGTATTTGGCTTCATCTAGGTCAAGATGATGTAAATTTGCCATTCGTGTTAATTTAGCACCAGTTACTGGGTCTACTTTCTGTTCTTTACGCTTCTTATCTCGGAAATCTTTCCATTTCTTGGATGACCTAAATTTACTCTTTGCTTTCTGATTGTTCTTGTTCATTTCTTAATGCCTCACTTGCTTTATTATTTATAATGTTCCATTATTAATGTCCTATAAGTCTTAGGTATTGTTGAACAGCATCGTCATATTTCTTCTGAACATCTACTGGATTATGGTTCATAGCATATACAGCTAGAGCAACAGCATCACATAAGTCGGGAGAATGACCTAATATCTTCTTAACTTCTTCTTTAGGCACAAGTTGTTGGTTGCCCTTATTGTTAATGAATACCGATTGAGCCAATAATTCTTCTTTAACTACATCATTAACATAGAATCCATTCTTAACAGCTTTAGCTAGTTCAAGATACATTTCAGTTCTAGCATTAGGATATAAGTCTTTATTATAAGCAGCTTGAGCAAAGTTAATCATAGAACTTATATAGGATTTAGATTGTAACAAATCATACAATCCTTGACCATAGCCACCAGTTCCATCTATATTACACATCTTTACTTTATATTTGTCATATAAAGATGTAGCAATAGTAGATTTCTGAAATGTATCTCCTAATTGTAGTTCTTTATATTCAATCATACCATATTTGTCAATAATAGCGAACATATCACTATCCGAACCTAAGCCAGAACAGTCAACACCCATAAAGAATGTAGTATCACTATTATTCTTATTAGATGGAAATTGATTACGCATAATGATTTGTGAAGCTACATCAGCG